ACGGTTAAACGAAGATATGGTCCTTTTAATGCTATACTACTTCCATCATATTCTGGTGCTGTATATCCAGCTAATGCATTTAATTTTCTCCAAATTGGTTTTAATTCATCTCTATCAGTTGCATATACTGTAAAGTCTAAATTTATATCTCTTGAATATCCGGTATAATTATATGCTGGATCTGCTCTTCCTATAAATTGTACTGGACTCCAACTTGGATTATATGAATCTGTTAAACTAGTTATAATAGCTCTAAATACCATAACATCATCTTTAACAGTTTCTGCGTCAGACCATGGTGTTAATTTTGGACCGGTCATAAAAAACTTAATAAAATCTTTTGTAACACGACCAGATATTGCATCAATTGCAGCTCCTAAAGCACCTCCATCACTAGCAGGTTGCCAATTATATGCATTTTCTAATGTAGTTTTTCTAAAATCTATAACTGATACTTTGTCTCCACGGAACGGAGTTAATTTAGCAATTGCTTCTTTAAACCCTGGTTTTCTCCATTCTCCTTTTGACTTATTCCAATATGTAGCTACATGACTTTTAACGGTAAAATCATTTCGTAATGCAAATGATGTTCCATGTTCTCCAAATCCATATGTAGCTTCTAAATTAAATGCTGCATACGCACCAGACAATAAACTAGCTGCAGCATAAGCTCCTGCATTTAATCCTGAAAATCCTTCTGTTAATGATCTTAATCCTGCAGCTGTACCATCTAATCGTTTACCTAATGAATCTGTTAATGCGAAACCTTTTCTAGCACGAAAATCAGTATAAGGAAGATATGAAAGTTTTCCTAGATTTTTAAATGGTACTGCATTATATATTGCTGAGTCATTTTCTAATTCTCCTAATGCTGCTGATCCTAATTGAATTAACCTGGGAGATCCAGTAAATCCAGAAGCTACTCCTAATGCAAGTATAGATGCTAATCTTTTTTCTGCATCTTCTGGTTGTATATTAGTACGTAAACTAACTCCTTTTGACGTTCTTTTATATCCTGCTTCTTCTAACTTTGAATTATCTTCATCGCCAATATAACTATTAGCTCCAATTTTATATGTTCCTGGTACTCCTAATAATGTTTTATTAACAGTGAACTTTCTAAATCTATTTCCAGTTTTTAAATTTTGTATTCCTTGATCATTTTCTGGTTTTGGTAATGGAGATGCCATTCTAGGAGATCTATTAGTAGGATCTGTTATAGATTGATTTCCTATTATATAAGGAGGAGTAGTTGGATTAGTTTGCAAATAAGATTTAATTCCTCCAGAAATAGAAACATCCGAATATCTTTCATATGGATATCGTACACCTAAAGGACCGTATATATTATTTGGGGATAAATCAAACTGAAATGGTGTTGGTAAAAATGACATAATATCTTTCTATGTTATTGATTCTATATTCATGGATGAATCTCGGTAAATATCAGTTGGTGTTACTATTTGTACATTTCGCATTGCTGCAGCCATGGCGGATGCCATTTTGTTATAATCTATACTAACTCCTCCGCCTCCGCCGGCTGATGCTAGCATTTGATCAATTGGTCCTCCTGACTTAGCTCCTATCACTGTGTCTGCAGAAGAAAATCTTTGTACAGGCCCTCCTGGTCTTGAAATAAAATCGTTTGATGTTCCAGCTGCTACATCTTGATTACCATTGGCATTAATATTAGCAGATCCAACATTAATAGCCTCAACAGTTGTTGCTGAAATTGAATTGATGCCAGAAAAAGTAGCTGCAGATATTTTAGCTGTTGCACTAGAAATTATGTTGGCTAGCAATGGTAATGGTTTACCTACTTCTTCTAATTGAGCAGCAACTGTTTGAAATGCAAGTCCGGTTTGTCCCATTGCACTTAATGTGTTTGCTAATCCTTCTTCTGATTCAACATAAAAATTTTGAGGAATTTTCATTGCTGCTCGAAGACCAGCTGTACTTGACATAGCATCTGATGTTGCTTCAACCTGGTCTCTTGTAGTTCCACTTGTTCCGTCGTCGGCGTAAGCTCTTACTCTTCTACCAATTACTGCAGTTGTTAATGCTTCTAATTGAAACAACATCTTTTCATCAGTTGTCATTGTGTTAGCTTCATTTTGAACCAATTGTTTTAGTGCTGCTTTTTGTGTATCAGTAGCTTCTACATTAAATTTGTTGATTGCAGTTGCTAAATCTTCACCTTGTAATTTTAATATTGCTTCAGCTTCCGGACCAGCATCTTGTAATAACTCTCTTTGTTGAACCATTTGAGAAAGTTTGTCTTCACCAATACCTAATGTTTCTGCTAATTGTTTTCTTGCAAAGAAATTATCTTTTATTGTGTCTCCTTGAGATTCTATAATTTCAGTTAATGCGTCAGCTGATGCATTAGCATCGCCAGATAATGTAGCTTCACGAAATTTTTGTGTTAAACTTTCTCCTTGTTGATTAACTAATCGTTTTCCTGATAATAATTGATATTCTAATTCATTACCAACAGACTGCTCTATATTTAATAAATTTTTACCAATACTATATACTTCGCCTAAACTAGTTCCTAACATTCTAGCTTTTAAAACTGCTAGGCCTAAATCTGTCGGGTATCTTCTAAATTGTAATTGTACATCTGCTGCTAAATTTGATATTCCAGATAATATTGCTTGAGTAGTTCCAGCTAATCCAGTAACTTTTTCTAGTTCTGCTGTATATCCAACTGTTTGTGCTAAAATTTCTTCAGTTCCTGCTGCGCCATCATGAGCTGTTGCTGCAAATCTAGCAAATCCTTGTGTTGCTTCTGCAGACATTCCAAAATTTTCACGCATATATTTAGCAGTTTTAAGTAGTGAAGATCCAAAATTAGTTATTCCACCTGCTGCATTCTTATTAGCAACTAAATTTTTAGCTTGTAATGGAAGTAGTGAGTTTAATTCAATTGCATATTTTCGAATCTGTTTACCGCCAGTAGTAAATTTTTCGCCTAACTTGTCATATGCATCTCCAAGATCTGCTGCGGTACCCCTATTAACATTTAAACTCTTATTTAATTCTTTATTTCTTTGTTCTAGAAATGTAGATTTTTGTGCAGCACTTACTAATGTTTTTCCTAAACCTTCTTGTAAACCTATAAGTTTTTCTAAGCCAATTTGATTTTTAGCTTGTTCATTTGTTAATAAATTAAATGCGTCTGAAAGTTTTTTTAATTCACCTTCACTATTTTTTTCTAATGCTATTCGTTTAGCTTCTAGGTCTGCTTTTGTTTTGGCTTTATCTTTTTCAGATTGTTGCCCGTAGGAAGGTAAATGTTTTAATATTTGTATGTAGCTATATGGAATATTCATATGAATCTCTTTATTATAAATATTTACAATGGAGATTTTATGACTTTTGATTTAGACGGTTTACTTTTAGCTTTATTAATGGCTTGTTTTTTTATTTCAGAAAGTTTATTTAATTTACGAATATAAAAATTTCTAAGAAATATTGGCATATTATATATAGTATTCCAATCCCATCTACCTTCTCCAGCCCATACTAATTCAAATATATTATCATGTAATGTTGGTCGATCTTCTGGCCTAAGACCAAAAAAAGTCGGTCCCAACTTGAAACCCGGCAGTAAAGGTGCTCCCATCTTCACCCGCAAAGTCATATTCCATTATAATTGTTGGAGTATTTTCTAATATATATTTCTGAAACTCTTTACTTTCTTTAGCTAGAAATTCATATCGTATAAAATGTTTTATATCTTTTTCTTTTCTAGAATCATTTACTTCGGTTATACATTGTGATAAATATTCACTTATAGTTGATTGTATATTTGATTCATTAGCACTAATAAACTTGAATTTTAATGAATGAGTTTTAGTTTCATACTCAAATTCTCCATTTTCATCTGAAGTTATTTCAATTGTTTTTGTTTTAATTTTGGATAAATCAATTGATTGTTGTAATACTTTTTTAGTTATAGGATCTGTTACTTGTACTTGATAGTCTGCTCCGTAACTTAATATACGAGCATTTAATATTAATCCATCTTTGTCGACTTGAGCTATATCATCTAAATTAACATTACTAACTATTAATGATTCTAATAGTTTATCTAAAACAACTCCTTCTTTAATATAAGATGAATTTGTTAATATATCTTCATCATATGCGGTCATATATCGCATTTCTATTTTTCCAGATGATAATTCACTTGAATGAGGATAAATTTTTCCTTCGCTAGTTAATGTAATAATTTCAGAAGGAATAGTATTTATTTGTTTTTGTTCGTATTTGTCTTTTGCTAAATTTATTAAATTTTTGTTTTCATAACGATCTGTCATTTTTGCCATTATAACTCCTTTGGTAACTTTAATATAAATATATTAAACAGTAAAAATGGGAGTAAAAACTACTCCCATTGTAATAAGTATTAATATTCTAATACAGCATAATCATATTTTAATGTCATTTCAATTTGCACAGACTCTTCTGTTCCCCAATCCATTTGACCAAAATTGGTATCTAATATAAAAGCACCTTTTAATGTCCATTCTTCAATTTTTTCACCCGTTGGTGATAAAGAATGAAATGTGATATCTTTTTTATATTGAGTACTATACCCATCTCTACCAGTTAATGATTCATGATGAAGTCTAACCCATTCCATAACAGCTTGTG